TTCATTTTGCAGAATTGAATCTTCTTTGATATCCATGTATTTATAATATCTAAGAATTTAACCAATTCCCACTTGTTTTTTGAACAGTCCATAAATCTCCGTTTTCTACAAACTGTTGGGGTCCTTCGTCTTCTCTGCCATCTTCTATGAACCCAAACGGTGTTAATTCTTCTTCGATCTGTTGTATTTGATTGGCAAAAATTGTTTCACGAAGGTTTACATCAGTTAATTCTTTAAAATATGGATTGGTTGTGACCCAACCAAACAGCACCAGAGGCATGACCAAATCGTCATGGTAACCTTCGTCAGCAGCATAACTGTCCTTGACCTGTATAAAGGTACTAAACTCACTGATGATATCTCGATCCCAACAGGCTAATCGACCGGTTTCCATGAGAGTTTTAAGCTGACTACAGCCAATTCTTTTAACCTTTTTATCAGTGCGTACACCGTTTTTACTCTGACCACCGCCAAAACCACCGCTGACTACCTGACCATGTTTGCTATTATTATTAACAAACAGCACGTGTTCATATTCCAGTTCCTGATGTACAATGTCAGCTACCTGTTGACCATTGTCATTGATTTCTATCAGTGTCCAGGCATTGTTGTAATTTCTAGCCACGGTGTGTATGATGCTGGGAAACAACAGGGGTGCTATTTTATTATCACGAAATTTAGCAACTACCTGATAGGGATTGGTGCTTATGTCTATGACTACTATGGTGCTATAGTCACCGCCTACACCTCGAGCTACATCAACCACACACATGTAACTGTGTCCTTTTTGTACGACTTTGCCAGTTGCATCTCGTACATCCTGTATGGGTTCTTCTAGAACATCCAGATTATCTTTGCTGTATACAAAGGTTTTAGGGCTCATTTTGCTTAATGCGTCGGCATCTAGCAGTGTATAACTTGAACCCAGAAAACTACATAAAACTTCCTGACTAAATTTAACTTCGCCCAGCACGCCTTTTTGTTCAGCTGCCCAACGTTCATCCCGACCTGGTATTTCAGTATAGGGGATGAATAAATTTACAAAGTCATTGATACCTTCTTCGGCATCGTTCCAAAACTTCCAAAAATGATTGTAACCCAAGGGAGTAGAACTCATGAGCACCTTGGTGGTTTCACCAGCCATGATGGTTGGATATGTACTGGTAAAGAATTCTTCGGCTACATTGTTGGGTATGATGGCAGCTTCGTCAATGTATAACCAGTTAACTGACTTGCCTCGAATGCCTGAAGCTGCTGTAGCTGCCGTAAATACACGACTACCATTTTCCAACTCTATGCTACCTTTGTTCCATTCTTTGATGCCCTGTTGTAACCAAAGAGGTAGTTCTTCGTACATGCCCTGATATCGATGCATAACTTCGCGCGCACCCGCAGCCTTGTTGGCCAGTATGGCCACGGTTTTATTTTCCTGAAACAACGTGTACCAAAGTATGCACGCAGCCGACGTTATGGTTTTACCCTGTTGGCGACCTTCCATGAGTATGACCTTACGATTGTCCAGTATGGTTCGTACCTTGCGTTTCTGACATTCATAGAGCTTAAACGGAACCAGTCCATGATCCAGGCTCACAATCTTACAGTAATTTTCTATGAAATAAATGGCGTCCGCCGCACATTTTTGAATTTCTAAAATTTGCTCGGGGGTATAGTCAATGTTATAGCTCAGTGGTTTAAGCTGACTATTGCCGTGATAACTGGCTCTAATTCTTTGAAGAATCTGCATCTATGACCTTCTCATTTTGATTCTTTAACATTTTTAATAGATCATTGGTACTGCCCGTAAACACAATGTTGTTTTGTGTGCCTATTTGTTTGGGTTCAGTACCAGCTGGCAAGGTTACAAGATCTTTCTTTTGTTTTTGCAAAGCCAAGAGATCCTTGGCAGTTTCAGCAACGGTTTTGATTAACTGACCAGTTACTTCAAAAGCTCTGGGATGATCGCTCTGACGTGCTATGCCCATGATGTCATCAACCGCAGTCTGACCTTTTTTAATCATGTCTTTTAACGCCTGACGAGCCTGATCAAAATCATCGTCAATAAGAACTTCTGGTTCAGCAGTTTTAACTACAGTAGACGCCGGTTTGACCTGAACTGGTTCAGGTTGAGTTGGTGTAGTAGGCGCTGAGTTAAATTTACTGTCCAGTGCCGTATAAACATTTTTATCGAGCAAGACGGAATCCAGTAACTGTAAATTGTAACAATGAACTTGATATATTACCTGGTTGTGAAATAGTACCAACTCCATCGGCATTGGGTCGTTGGAATACAAATCTAAGTCTTAGACCAGTGCTGGTTGTAACTGCTAAAATACCTGCGCCTGCATAGGTTCCGTCTGGTATATAACAGCCATCGGGAATCATGGGTATCTGCACGTTATGTACATTACAGATACCAGTAGTCATGCTGCGTAAAACTTCAAATGGTGGGAACAATGCACTAATACTTGAGTTTACTGTCCAACTATCACCATACATGTAGAGCAATGGTAAATTGCCACCAGTAGTGGGTGTATGTTTAACCGTAATCATGGCTGAGATACCAGGTATAGGTGGTATGGTTGTTAATACTGCAGAACTATAATCACCCAAAGTAAATGTTGCACTGCTGCCATAGGTTTTAATCTGGGTTGGTGGTACGGTAATGGTATAACTGGTATCTGCGCCATTGGCTGCACCAGCTGCGTTAGCATTAAGACCCCAGTAGTATTCAAATGCGCCATGGTCTATGCGTTTAACATTAAATGGTACAGCACCAGTTGCTGTACTGTTGGATCTAATTGGTCCTAGACGACGCACAACTTGCCAAACACCGCCATAACCTGCGGCCGCTAACTGAGCATCTACAGAAGCAATGTCTCGGTTAGAACTTACAACAACGTTACTGGAACCAGGATAGAATGTTTTAGCGCCTACAGCATGTTGTGTTAATGAACCTATGTAGTACAGATAATACCAGGTATTAGGCAATACACTGGCATCGATAACTGCTGGTGTTGTACCTGCGTCATTGTATTCTGGTGTCCAACCCGAAACAAATGTACGAATAATTGGTGTATAACTGGCCACCATGGCTATGCTGGTTACAGGGCTAATGCCAGCTACACCAGATGTATTGTAGCTCCAGTGACAGGCTGCTCCGGTAACCAGTGTAATCTTATTAACACCACCTTCGTTGTTGTAGTTATAGATTAGTCCTTCGCAATGTTTAGGATGGTAAATACCATCTATGTTAAGATAATTGTCTGTGGCTAAATTATTATTGCTGTTGGTATTAACAATACCACGACGGGCCACCAACAGAGTTGAACTCAGTGGATATAAACCCAACAATAGTTTTACAAATCCTGTATGTGCTATGGCATTGCTTGAGTCTGAGGCCTGTCGCACACCTGCACTCATGGTGCCAAAGTCTAGACTTGGTGTTTGATACAATGTAATGCCAGTTGCAGTACTGGTTGAATCTAAAAGTTTAGTATAGCTGGCTGTGTCTTCGGCTGCAGCTTTGAATACTTCTAAACCATTGACTCCACGAACAACTACAGAAGTTGTATAAACACTCAGGCTGGTTACTGCAGCATTACCAACGTTGATGTCCAAACTGCCTCGTATACTAGAAACACTGGTATTATTACGAGATCTAAGGAACAGCATGCCCTTACCATCGATCTGTGCTACCATGGTATTGGCTACAGAACTAAAATCGTTATCAGCATTACCAGCTGTGCCTGTACTGTTGGTGATATACAGTGCACTGACATCTACAGATCCCAGTGTTCTAATACTATTAGAACTAGCCGGTACAAAAGACTGCTGTGCTGAACTCCAATGCAGTGCAGTACTGGTGCCAGGTGCAGTAGTAATACCAACTTTTAAACTAGCACTGCTTGAACCACCTAAAGCTGTATATAGTTCAGAAAAATTAGCGTTAATTTTGACACCACCAACATATAACGAATCTCCATCGTTGTTGTTGGGTGTTCCTAAACCTATGGGCTGTAATGACATATAATTCTATCCTAATTAAAAATTTTCATCGTCAAACGTTTCTATAAATCTAAAATCGTCTGAAGGAGCTGCATTGCTCGGATCCGTGGTTACTGTATATTTATTTATGCGTTTTTCTAGATCCTCGTCCTTAAATACATTGACAATGGCCTGACGAATAACTTCTTGAGTTTCTACTGGGCCATAGTAATAAAGTTTAAGAGTAAATGTATAGGTCCAGATAATCATTCTATGATCCTGCAACTGACCTTCGTACTGATCATCATAGGTAATAGAATTTAAAATTATGGGTAGATCGTGTTTGATACCCAACTCTGGAACATAGGTAACGGTTACGTTAAAATCTGGATTAAATGCTGGTACTATTTGTTCAAAAATTTGCAGACCATCGTCTTGATTTTTAACATAGGCATAAAGATTAACAGTTAAATTGTATGGTGTTGGACCATAGACTCGTTTGCTCTGAGTTTGATTTATAATACTTTTTTGCTGATTAAACAGGTTAATTTTGCGAGCGCCATCATATTCAAAAGCTATGACTTCAAAACTCATGCGAGGCAGCACTACTTCAACCTGAGGATTTTCTGGTGTTGGTAGTCTGTTGATTCTGGCCAGCATTTTATTCTTGGGCGCATAGGCCAACGGAATTCTGATGGTCTGTTGTATTTCGCCAGCAGCGTCGCGACGACGAATATTTAGATTGTTAAACATTACGCCAAAAGCAACTATGGCTTTGCGGGTTATACCATGATACCAGACTTTATTTTCAAACATTATTTCTTATAACCTCGCCAAAAGGATTGATTTCACTAAAATCCAGTATGGTTAAAGCTTCGGTATTAAAATCAATATTATCAGAACCAGGATCCTGAACTGTTATTGTATATGCTTCGGTTAATAAATAACCTGCGTCAGCACTGTTGTAATCATTGGTATCTAAAATAATTCTGGATCCATCTTCTAACAGGAACTGATAATCAGCCAGACTCTGACTTCGGTTTAATTCCATGCTATCTATCTCCGCAACACCCGTATTAAGTTCTTCAGAACTGTATTGCCAGAGCTCAACCATGATTTTATATACGTGTAATTTACCCAATTGATAAAATGGGTCATGCGTTTCAACTTTTTTAATTTCAAAATAACTTTTTGTCAAAGGCATGTACAATAAATCACCTTCGCTGGGACGATTAGGCAATTGCAGATAATTGCTGCGACCTGTTCCAACAACATCGTCCCAGCGATTTCGAACCATGACAAAAGTAGCTGTATCACGTATTTCTATGCCAAACTTGCTCATGAGCTCGCCATCACCACCAAACCCATCCACGTTTTCTAAATAGGCTTCGACTGGTATGGCATTTTCAAAACGAGCCAACTGATCATCGTCAAAAATATTGTCTGTATTAACTTCGGTGCGAGGCAGGTAATAAAGATCGAAGCCATAAATTTTTATAGCTTCAGTTATGAGATTTTCTATAAGTCTTTGTTCTGATGTACGACCACCAGGAATGCCGCTCTGAAAATAAAAATTGGTGGCCATGATTAGCCTACCATGAAGTCAGGGGGTTCTACGTAGGTGCTTTGAGCTTCGTTTTCTAGATATTCAATTTCAACCACGGCTTCGTCATAGATTTCTTTACCGTTTAGTGTTACACCGCCTGGCATCTGTATGCCAGCAAATTTCTTAAGATTGTTACCCCATTGTTTTTTAATCAGAGCCGTAGCATAGCGTTTTAGGAAACGATCGTTGTAGACATCAGTCCAGGTATTAGGGTCTAGGATTTTGTAGCATTCTACAATGACGTACTCGCCCACGGATACATCGGTGTTCCAGCTCATGTCTAAAAATAAACGATTCTGATGACGCTGAAAGCGAAAACTCTTGCTGCCCACCAGTAACTGATCTATGAGTGCCAGATGAGACTTGACCTGTTCATAGTAGATGATGCTGGTGCTGAGTAAATCAAACATGTCGTTGAGTCGCATCTGGTAACGTATGTCCCACATGTAGCTCTGACCTGTGTTTACAGCACTAAAAGGCAGGACGCGTCTAACACCTATGATGCTGTCGTCTAGCTCAAAATACTGTTTATCTACGTTGCCCAGGTTTACAGACACAACTGTGCTGGTTGTACCATTGCTGCCAACTATGGTTTCGCCCGTGGTCCAGGTTCCGGTTGAACCTCGTACCAATAAAGTAGTACCATAACTGGTTGTGTTGAGTTCTGCGCAGACTGTAGCATAGGCTCCAGAACTGCTGCCTGTGACTGTGGTGCCCAGAGCAAAATCGCTGGCATTGCTGGTGCCCAGCGTGATGCGGGTTGCTGTTACCTGTTGTTTGAGATACAGACGTTCGACGCCGTCGTAGTGATAGTCCTGATAGTACTGCAGAGCAGCGTCGACGCGATCAGAAACCTGATCGTCGTCAACGTTGATCTCTATGACAGGATGTCCCAGTTCCCTGAGGCAGTAGTCAATTAGCTCTTGTCTTGTAGCAGGAGCCGACATGTCGTCTCCTTATGCTTGAGCCTCTGTCCAGCTAATACGGAAGTTATTAAGACCAGCTGCCGAGGCCGATGTATTTCTAACCACAATAGTTAGAGTATCGGGACCTAACGGGAAGCCCGGTGTCTTATTACTACCGTCACCACCAAAGATACTATTACCTAAGTCACGAACTTGTGAAATATCATATGTATCACCGACGTTAGCAGAAACGAAACCAAAGATCTGTTCACCACCAGAAACAATTGTTGTGTTACCAGTATGGTCAACAATCTGTGCTAACGAACCTACACCAATTGAAGATACAACTGAAGTCACTGCCCAAATTGCAGGGAAGTCTGGTCGTGTTGCTGATGCTGGGAATGTACAATTCAATAAACCTAGAACTTGTAATGAAGTTGTTGTTACACAACCAATAGATCTAGTTTGTAATTGCATGCGGTTTATGAGTTCACGAGCACCTAATGCACCAATTGTACTGTTATCTACAGAAGCTCCCAAGCGAATACTCAATACAGCAATACTTGTATTAGCATTAACTGTAATTGGAACACCTTTTGCGTAAGCAAAAGCAATACTTCGGTCATCATCATAACCACCGTCCATGATAACTGAAGAACCCCAATGTAGAACTGTTGGAGCTACATCACATGTTAAGTAAGTTACACCAGCAATAGAACTTGAACCTGCTACACCACCATCATATTCTGTAGGATAGAATCGTTTAGAAATTGAAGTGTCTGCACCAAATATGTTACGTGTAAGACCTGTTAATTGCCAACCATCTAGAGTCGAGTTATAGGTTTTACCTGTATATGTCATACATTCTGATGTACCACCAGTTCCAACTGCTAAACCTGGTAGAAGTTGTTGCTGTACTAAAATAGTACCTGAACTTGGCCAGTAAGCCGCATCTTTAACAACAAACGTTGTATCAGTACCACCTAAGGTAATACCATTTGCTGTTGTTGAAGCACTAATGAGTCGGCTGTAGTAAATACCGTTAGTTACTTCATATCGAGCAGGAAGGTTACCTGATCTCATGTATGCTTGGTTATTGACGTTGTTGTTAGCACGTTTATGAACATAGAAGACATTACCATCAGTTCCTCTAAAGCCCCAACGTACAAATCCTGCACCATACCATGTGTAATCAATATAGAACATTTGCATCTTAGTTGGATCTAATACATAACCACTAGGTCCAGTACCATCGCACTTATCTAAATTCCATTGACTTCTTGGAATACGAGTTTCTTGAACAATATTTACTCGGCAGAAGTTATTTGCAAGACCGCGGTATTGAGGTCCAATTGTTATAACATTGTCATTTATAACTTGGGTTACAACATGTGTTTGACCTTTGATACTAATGGTATCATTTGTTTGTAATTGTTTACTGAACTTAGTACTTACACCAGTTACAAATACGCTGTTAGGAGCAACAGTAACAGTTCCCATGAGTTCGCGGACACTGTTACGTTGTACTACACCCCAATCTGAACCATCGTAGTAGGTATAGAAACCGTTTTGATCATCAAAGAACCCAACTCTAACTTCAGCACCTCTCCATTTTGAAACTGTAATTTGCGGTGTTACGCCACCAGGAGCTGTGTCGGTTGGAGTACCAGCCATGTCGAATTGAATGGTGTTAGATGTTTCAATTGAATTTGTAACGGTAAATGTTCCATTATAGAAATTAGTAGTTCCAGCATTAACTTGAACTCCTTCCATAACTACAGTAGCACCGGAACCAACACTTAAAATTTGTTGTGTTGTAACTGTACAAGAAGTTCCTGACGCAACAATGGTATTTAAGTCATATGTTGGACATACTTTAGTTCCTGTACTGAACTGAATACCTTTACCAGACTGATATCTAAAATAACGACGTGTTTGTCTTACAGCCTTTGTGCCAGGAGCGCGGTTGTTACCACTAATTAGAACGCCACCATCGGATGGTCTATGAACATAACTTGATTCAGGTCTAACTAAAATAACAGCATTACTTGAAACAATAATGCCTGATGCTGAACCAGATAAGAATGTTGAGCCTTCTATACTATTACATCTATATCTAAATGTATTTGTATTAGGCACGTCTAAGATAGTCCAAACACCGTTAGCCGATGTTGTTGTTGAACTATTGACTAAAATTGGAGTACCTGGTAACAAGCCATGAGGTCCAATA